GTGTAAACGTATACGTCTGGTGTCCCGCCTGTTGTGATAATAAGCTGAGTTGCATCAGTGGCCATCACGACAGGATTCGGAGAATTGCTAATCTCCCCGAGGAAAAGGGCATTGCCGCTGGAATCAATCGAATACAATGCGGAGCCAGTGACCTGATATAAAAGACCATTCGGCCCGTTAGCAATCAGTCCTCTGTCTGCGCCGCCTGGATTTATTGAAACCTGCACAGCATCTCCATCAGAATCCGTAATGGCAGAAGCGTTAGAGTCTGTCAGTGCTTCGCCCGCAGATTGAAAGCTCGAGAATGTGACATGCCCTGGGAATTGCCTATAGCCTCTCAGCGTATTCGGAAACAGGTTAAGCGTTTGCTGCCGATTAGCATCCAGGCGAGTGCTTTGATAGCTAGACTCTAGCGGAGCCATGACTCTCATAAGGTATTGATGTCTGCTCGCGGGCTTCGATTTGCCCAGCGAAGGTCAGAGGTCACAGATAGGTCTAGCGTGATTTCGCTTTCCAGCCTGTTCTTTGTTTCGCTGGCGATCTCGAAAACCACTGGCGTTGGGTCTATACCAAACTCGGCAGATACCTCAACGGCTAGGTTGTAAGCAAGCCCCCTAACCGCACCGTCAGGGATGTCTAACGTATCACCGACAGCACTTGGAGCGGGGATATTTAACAAGCCATCCTCGCCGTATTCATTAATTAGGTTCTTTAACGCGATAAAGACATCAGCGTTTTTGTTTGAATCATCAGTGCTAAAAGTAACCCCTGACGTTCTTACACGCAGAAGGCTCGTCGCCTGATCAATAATGTTTTGACTGGTCGCCATAATGCACCATTAAAAATGGGGGCCGAAGCCCCCAGAATTAAAAGGGGCCGAAACCCCGAGGGAACCTAGTTGATACCAACTCGGCAAGCTGTCTCAGGTCTGACAGTCTTGTAACCATACAGAATATCTATTCTGCAAGGGAACGTGTCAGCACTGATAGAGTAGTCTCGGACGATTCTCATAGAGATTCCATCCATCACTTCTCTTGCAGCAAAGTCGATACCTTCTGGCAACACAAGGTCAGCAGTCGCAAAGACAAAGCTGTTCTTCTGGTATGCCAGATCGTCAGTCCAGTCAGCACCGCTTGCTCCGCCCAACTTGACAATAGCAGCATTGTCGGCAGGAACTGCGCTTACGTTCTGAGTACCAGTCGTTGCGCTAATGGATGGACTAATCGACAGCGTGGTCGCAGAGGTTCCTGAGTTTGCAGTGATAACAAAGTTCTGTAGAACTCCAGTATCAGCCTTAGTCTCAGGATGCACTCGATTGACACCCACTATGGTGATCAAGTCACCCGTCAGGAACGTGGTTGAGCCGCCATCTACAGTCAGGCTTGTACCTGTTTGAGAGGCACCGTTGACCACATAACCAGTGGTTGCCGCAGCAGTTCCACAGGTATGAGTTGGTACTAACGTGTTCTCAAAATGGTTAAAGCCAGCAATACGGCCTAGCTCACCTTCCTTGTACTGCTTGGCAATGCTGCCAGAGTCTTGGAACAGACCCTTAGTATCAGCCAACATGTCAACAACTGACTGAGGATCGTGCATGTACACCCGATCGCCATATGGCGCCAACCCCAGAGTTAACTGCTTCTGAGCCTGGGTCACTAGGGCGAAGGTATTTGCTGATCCTACTCCGTTGACAAAGTTGTACACATCCTTTGACATCGAAAATGCATCAGATTCAATGTTAGATGCCAGCACAGACATAGCCGGTTCAATGTATCGCTCTTTAAAATGGTCGATGTGCATTGAAAGTTCTTCGGAGCTAAACGTAAAATCGACACCCTTTTGAGTGGCTACGCTTAACGTGACCGAGCTTTCCGTAACGTCCTGGGACGACAGAGTCGCTCCAGTTCGAACAGTAAACTCGTTGGGCAAACGAATCTTGAGATCGTTGCCGATTTTTGCACCTGACTTTGCATACTGATCATCGTATTGACGGTCGATTGAACCGACGAAATTGAGTTTCTGATGTAGTATAGCCAAGGCTTCTTTAGTAATGACACTAGGTGTCAATAATGTATTAGCCATCTTAGTTACCTATTATTTCGAATAACCCCGATACTTTCGATATTCATCAGGAGTCATCTTGTCGGGACTTTTTGAAACCTTCCCACGAGGTGACACCGTTTTCGAAGGTGTTGGGGCGTTAGTTGTGTTGGCAGACCTGCTTCTCGAGTTAATAGAAAGTGCGGTACTGATCTTCGTTAAATCTTTCAGAGCATCCATGTTGCCTTTGCGATTGATTGCGTTGGCAATAGCCGGATTGTTCGACAGGTAGTAAGCAACGGCTGGCCCATTATCCATATCAACAATTTCTTGCGCCACAAAGTCAGATTGGTGGAAATTAGGACTTCCGACCTTTTGCTGAAAATCGGGGTAATCCACAGAGAAGTCGTTAGACCTTTCCACAAATGTTGCCGATGCAATCTGGTGCTTAGTATTGTTGAGCTGGGCAATCTGGGCAGCTTGCTGCTGACTCATTACCTGCTGCACGTTCTGTTGATTCAACTGTGAAGTATATTCAAGAACCGCTTGCTGGTGTCTACCCTCATCGTAGTCGTAGTCCTCCAACCTCGGGTACTGCGTTGGAACATCCTGGGGTTGTTGTTGGTACTGCGATTGAAGGTAAGCATTTTGCTGCTGTAGTTCCTGCACTTTGCTATTAGCTTCGTTCTTCTGTCGTGCCAGTTGTGAGATTCTTTCCTGGTAAGAGTTACGCTTTTTCTGCTTCTCCTCTTCCTTTTTTTCGACGGTCTCCTCGTCGGATAACTCTTCCACGGCATCGTCTTTCGACGCTTCTGCTTCAGAGGTTGCGCCCTGTTCAGGCTCTTGAGAATCTACAACGGCATTCTCGATTTCCGTAGGCAATAGATCGCCTTCAGCTTGCGCTGCATCAGTTGTCATGAGTTCGTCTCCACGAATTTTTACCTCGCTTTAAAGGGTAACGAGTAGACCCACGCTTTACGGTGCGTTAAACCGAATGTTCTTTTTAATCAATAAAACTAAAGTTGTTAGTTAGCCACGAGTTGACAGCAAACCTCTCAGCCGGTTCATCAGTTCACCACCGCCCTGCGGAGGACCGCCTGGCCGACCTTGCTGCATACCTTGTCCTGGCATCTGAGGACGCTGCTGCATTGCTCCTGGCATCCCTTGCGTCTGAGGACGTTGCTGCTGCGGTTCACGGTATGGAATGAACGTCTGCAATCCCGTCTTGGGGTCTATGACCACCTGATATTTTTTGCCATCCTTACCCGTCACCAATTGGCGAGAGTTCGGCATCTCAGGCATTCCCGTCTGCGGGGTGGAGTTAGGCAACGCCATGTTCGGACGCTGACCCATCTGGTTGACCAGGGCTTGAGCTCCACCAGCACCAGTGCCAGGAGTCTCGCGTCTTTCCATCAGCAGGTTTTCAATGGGTGGTCTAGTTTGCATATTCATTTGTCATAACCTTTCTTGGGTTTAGTTTTCTTCGCTGCTTCCCTAGCCTTCTTAGCCGCCTTCACACCAGCTTTGGTGTAAGGGTAATGCTTGTTTCCTACTCGCGGCATAAAGCCTCCTATACGATGGGTAAGCCAACGCTCTGGCGTAATCTCATCTGTGCAATTTGTTTTGATTCCAGGTCCGACTGCGCTTCAGCCAGCTTTAACTGTTCCACGGCAGACTTCACAGTGTTCATAATCGCCTTGGATTCACGTTCTTTGGCCTCGGCTTGCTCGGTCATAACCTCTGCTTGCTTCAACGCCAGTTCTAGTTGCGCCGCCTGGGCCTCAATTTGCTGCTGCTGTTGTATCTGCTCCTGCATCGCCGCTGCTTCTTCTTCATTCGGTTCGATGATTCCAGACTTAACGCCAGCACTCCTCAGTCTCTTGATGACCTCATCACCACCGACAAGATCAAGGTTCTTGAACAAGACATCTCCGACAAGCTCAGACATCGCTGGATTCTGTGCGATGATGCCAGACAACTGTTCAGCCGTTTCCTGTTTCCTGGTGGTGAATGACGGTCCTGAAGAAACTTTTATGTCATAGTTCCCGATCGTCAAATCCATCGTCTTGACAAACTCTCCGGTCGACCCATCCATGAGCGTTTTATTGACTGTGATGACCTCTTCTCGCTCGTCCTCACCAATGATCCTAATGGTTCGCTCGGTATCATAGACTTTCGGGATCATGTCTATGATCACCCTGCCAGCCAACTCCAGCGAGTCAACCAACTGGTCCTGAAACTCAAAGTTCGCCATCTCTCCCTGATATTGTCTGCCTCTGATCGCTACACCGGACGTTTCATTGCCTTGAGCGCCCATGTTGGCATCATAAATACCTGTCGTGCTTTTAATATCATCTGCGGCTATTTGCGCGTCTTGCATCAACCCTGGTGAACCTTGCGCGGGTTGCTCTCGAAAAGGCTTCTGGCCATTATCAAAGTTGAACATCATGACCGGATCATTGCTGACCATCATGTTTTTCCAGCGGGATTCGTGACCTTTAATCATCGCAGGAGTGACGAAATAAGGCTGCTTGGGCGTTAGTCCAGTAACCTCGACCGCTACGCTTCTCGAGTAGTTATACAGCCTCTGAGCGTCCTTAGCTTTACGCACCAGCCCTCTGGTGACATATCGCCCGTTGATATTGCTAGTCTTGCCGAACATGGGAATGATCGGGATGAACCTGCCAACGCATTCGACCTCTTCAAGCACTTCCATGCCAGTGATTTTAAACCGTTCTAGCTTACGTCCCTGAACCTTTCTGGTCTTGCCCAGGGTAATACCCATCTGGTTCAACTCGTCCCTGACTGGCTCAATTTCCTTGAGGTTTACAACACGACCGTCTGACAGTTGAACCAGCGTCTGTTCCTCGTTCACTATTCGATAGTAGTCGGCAACCCGCACTGACTCATCACTGACCCAGCTGGCGAAGTTGCCAACGCTATCAAAATCAGAGTCGCTCCCAGATGACTCGGCATCGGGGTACATCCTCTCGAACTCTTTGCGCTCCATGTCCTCAAAAAGAAAACCAAACCTGGCCTCTTGGACATGCTGCGCCTGAATGATCGGGTCAATCAAAACGCTAAATGGGTTTTTTATTTCTCTGATCAGAATGTCCTGATCTAAGGAAACGTCATCAATAAAGTCGTGATCGACTAAGACGCAGCCAAAACCGCCTTTGACCGCGAACTTGAACGCCGTCTTGAACGCTTGTAGGCCACGCTGGTCAATCTGCTGTATCAGCCCTTGATAGACCTCCGCTGTGGCTTCATCGCCCTCTTCTGCCGCCCTGACCTTGATACTGGGCATGTTAGCCAACTGCCCACCAACCACCCTGTCAACTGAGCTACTGAGCTTGTCAAACGTCAGGCAAGGTCTGTTATGCCTTGATTCTCTTGCAGAGTCTTCCCACTGCCCGTCATCATCATCGACAAACTTAACGTCGGCTATTGATTGCTCATAGATTTCTGACCAGGCATCAGCAGCAGCTTCAAACCGATCAAGAGCCTCGGTGATAATCTTCTCTTGATCTTTCTTTGATCTCTTTTCCATCACCACTCGCTCGCAAATTCTAAATTGGGACTCACAATGTCATCCTCATACCCCTGGGCAAACATCCTGAAGGCATCCGCTCCGTTCGAGGCCCAGTTATGTAATGGGACTTTCCTGAAAGTCTCGTATGTATCATCGTACTGAAATTGATAGTTGGACAAAGCATTTAGCCCGGCCTCACAGTTATCTTTGTGAAACCAACAACTCTTGAAGACATCACGAACCATTGCGATACCGTCCTCCACTGAGCTGATCCTGGGAACCGTTGTGATCGGGTTAACGCCCATGCCTTCCAGAATGTCTCTACGGCTGCGGTTGTTAGTCCCTAGTGTCTTGACCTCAACGTCATGGGGAAGATAGTGCGTCCCGTATATCCAGCCATTTTGATCAGCCTTGTCTTTGAGGACTTTCGCATAGTGATCCAAGTCAACCAGGCGATGCTCGTAATAATCAATAAACCGGTGTTCCTTCCCAATGTGCTGGTGGAACCATATGGCGGTTGAATCATTGCGCCCCAGGTCCCAGTGGGTATTAACCGGAACAGACTCAACAGGCATCCAGCACACTCTGCCTTCGTCCCTGGCCGATTTCAGTTGCTTCTGGTAGATCGAACCATCTGCAAACTGCTTTAGCTCACCTTCGTAAACATGCAAGTATTCATCTGGGTTACTGTCCTGCAAGAGCCGCATTTCTTCTGGAAGCGTGGTTTGGCTGAAGTAGGGATTGTCCCTATAGCTAACTTTCTTCACCATCGCATTCTCGGGAGGATGCTCTACAAAACGCTGATAAGCTGGGTCACTCTTGAGTTCAGGGTTAAAGCTAACCCATATCTCCGAACCAGGCTTTCTGATACTTGGGATCAAGGTTCGCCAGGAGTTCTCTGAAACCCTGTTGCCTTCTTCGATCCAACAATAATCTACACCCTCGATTGACTTGATCGACTCAATATTCTGCCAGAGGCCAGAGAAGATGATCTGCGTTCCGTTCGTCCCTCTGATCTCGTTGTTCATCACCTCGTAGAAGTGACTTAGCCCCAGGGCTTGAATCCTGCTTACCAGGAGCGAGTGGACAGAGTCCTTGATGCTGCGCTGTATCTCTCGGGCGCAGAGGATGCGCTTTGGTTCTTTTCCTGCGCCCAGTAGTAGCAGGGCTGATGCAAACTGTACCGACTTTCCTGCGCCACGGCCTCCCCAGTAAACCTTGTAGCGATGCGGTTCAAATAGTTCTCGAAACGCAGTCGGTATACTAATCTTCGGGGTCGTCGCTAAATCTGATTTCATACGCGGTTATTGAGATTGGAGAGTCTTCATCCCCAGTAAGCTCAATGCTCTTGAGGCTTGGCAGGTATTTGTCTACTAGCTTTAGGCGGCTATCAATGGCTGCTCTGATGCGCTGCACTTCTGTGCTATCTAGCGCGTTGTCCAGTTGTTCAAGTTTATTAATACTTTCAACAACATGCTGGACATGACCCTGATTACTTAGTTGCTCTCTCAGAGCTTCCTGCCTTACCTTTTTGTTCATTTGGGCGCGTGTCATTGCCATTGGGTTTTACACTCTGGGTATCTAGTTCTTTTTGGAGTTTGTCTACTGTTGCTAGCAGAACCTTCAGTTGACCGCCCTGGATAACGCATCGGTTCATCGCGTCATTACGTTGGGCCTCGACCATCTCTAGCCGCCCTTTCATCTCGTCATCGCTCAAGCGTATAGCCTCTCTTCGGGATTAGTGATCTTTAGTTTGATAAATTGCGCGTCTTTCTTACCGCTGGCATAGGTTGCCGTGACTTTGACTGTCCCATATCCAG